CAAGCATTTCGTGTTCATAAGTTTTATGAGCAGCTTCATGTTTAGCTGTAGCTATTTGTTCTTCTACAGGTCTCTGTCTCCAAGTATTATAAGAAGGGAGCCATCCAGCACGAAAACCCATTGTTTCATCTGGCCTACCATAACGGCTATATCCTGTCCTTCCTTTCCAAACTAAGGGATTCGGAGTTTCTCCTCTTCCTTCAAATAGAACTATTTCCTGTTCTTGGGGACGTTCTCCTCCAAAACGTCTATTTCTGCGATTTATCCATTCTGCAGTAGTCTGCTTTCTTAAAGGAGTACGTGAGGCTCCTGCAATTTCTGGAGGTGCAAAAGTAAAAGAAGGAACTTTTGGTAAAAGCGAACCATAATCACGCTTAGTAGTCGTAGGATTAGGGTCAAAATAACCCGCAGCCACTCCCGGCTCAAGAGTAGTAGCCCGAACACCTAAGGTTCTGGCTCCTCCTCCTTCTCTTTGAAGAGGAAATAACTTCGGGGATGTCATAGCAGCACCGAAGGTTCCTTCACCTTTCCAAGGCCACATCTCCACTTCAGCTCGTTTACGAGGAGGAGGACGTTTACGAGGAGAAGATAATCCCCTAATTGTAACTCCTTCTTTGGAACGCTGAGGATGAGGAGAAGGAACTTTCTTCTGACGCAGCAATGAAGCTATACCCTCTCTATCATAAATCTCTGGCATCTTACGACATTCCTATAGGTCCAAGATTTTCCTGCGCTCGTCTAAGAGCAGCAGCTTCTTTCTGTGCAGTCATCGTCTGGCGATATTGCTGTAGCGCAGCATCCATATCTGCATCAGGCTGGTCAGCCAGTTCTGCTAATACCTGTGACTCTCCGCTACGCGCTGTGGGAATACCGAAGGATGCAGCATACAAAGGCCATCCTGCTGCCGTAGCTGCTCCACGCAACGCTATGCGGGAAAGGTCCCTCCCAGAAGGAAGTTGAGGTTTTGGCGAAGCAGTTCTGGTAATTCTATCTAGTGTTCTTTTAGGCTCTACAGGTTTTTTGGGCTTTGTAGCTTTTTCAGGCTCTTCAGGTCTGGTCGTTCTTTCAGTCTTGGGTCCTTCAAGTTTTTTAGGTGCAGGTTTAGAAGGAAGAGCTTCTGGAAGAGGAGAACCAATAGGTAAAGTTTTTCCCGCTCCTGCGCTACGGGTTATTAAAGTTGTGCCTAAAGCTTTTTCTCGTTGTTTTAATACAATATCTCTATAGTCTTTTTGTACATCTTGCCATGTTTTAAATTCAGTAGGTCTGCCTACTACATGTTGAGGACTCATTTGACGCCAAGGGTCTATAGTATTCTGTTTAGTAAAATCTGCTACAGTAGACGCTCTTGATGTAGAAGGTCCAAGTTTTCCCTGCTTTACCTGTGTTTTTCCTAAAGAATCTTTAAATGATATATCTCCTGATTCCATCTTATCTGTAACTTGCCGAAGCTGGTTCATAAGAATCTTCCAATATTTTTTCCCTAATTCCTTTGCTTCTGGAGAATCAAGAGTATGTTGTATTCCTTCAAAACCTCCCGGTACTCCCGGTGAGGAACCTAAAGTACTTCCTAGATACTCTATTATAAGCTTTTTAAGTCTTGTTTGTTCCTTATAAAGTTCTTCTAAATCAAAAGGAATTGCTTTAATAAGACCCTGAAGACCTTTACCGGGAATTTTAGGCGCACCAGCAGCAGCTGAACCACGCAGCATAAACTCCCTACGGGATAGCTCCGTTAGTTTTTTTAATTTATTTACAACGTCTGTCGCCATAATCTGCTAACTCATGTAAAATACAATAAACCAAAAGACTTCCCAAGAAGAGATGGAAGTACGTTATTTCTATCAAGTACTGGAACCAATAAAAGCTTCGACTGAATCTTCTTCATTCACAGCTATGCAGTAGGCATCAATTATTCGATAACCCTGTTGCTTATTCATATTCAGCATCATAGGCACACCAATAGTCTGGACATTCTTTACGCATATTTCCTGTGATTCAAAAGGACCTGTCGAGGCAGTCTTGTACAATGGTGTATTAGGATTACCACCTACATTGTACATCAAAATAATAGCTAACCATATATGTGCAAGTTCCATAAAAAACTCCTTATAATTCAGGATTGCATATTATACACCTAAAAGTTCCAGTACGCAACCCTCTTCTTGTTTCTTTTTGGTTCATCTTCATCGTTAGGGTCATCAGGATGGGATAACCGCCAAGATTCACGCATATAATGAACCGCCATTGTCAAGGCATCCACTTGGTCATCATGGCGAGCATTGGGGAAAGTTATCAGTTCTTCAATGAGTTCACTTGACCATTTCTTCTGAGTGGGAATCCAGACATGTCCTGACTCAAGCATGGGACTGGCAGCATAGACACGCGCTACCTTGTCCTTGTCAGGATTGTATTCCAAGACAGGCAAGCCAGCCCTTCTCATATCTTGTATGAGGGACTGGCCGCTTGCCTTCTTCTCAACGATACATACGTCAGGCTTATGCTCGTCGTGAAGAAGCTGGGCCATTCGGCGCAGTTCAGGATATTCATAGCGACCTCGAACATTACCCAGCAATATTAAATGCCCACCCCAGTATTCCCTCCCTATGGAGTCCTCTTCGGGCATATTGAATATACCCCAAGTCTGGATAACACTGAAGTCAGCAGAAGTTCTCGTAGAAAAAGCAGTATCATAAGTTTGTAGAATAAAATCACACAGAGGAGGCTCATCGTCTGTCCAGTTTTTTATCCATCGTTTTTTGATTACACCACCTTCCTCCGGTGTAGGATTTTGCATATAGAGGGAGTCCCAGTAGCGACTGCCGTTGCTTGCAATAATTTCTTCTTCGTCTACTTTGAGGATTTCTTCGGGTTTCCATTCAGGAAAATAAGAAGAACCTACCGGAAGATTGAGAAGCTCTGCTGCCGGTTCGTCCAGCCATGCAGGAATGCTTATTACTTCCCAAGGATTGGTAGTTTCCATGTCCATGATTTCCTCCTGCTTCAATAACCAGCCACAGAGGTCATCATGATGGTAGCGTGTATTTATTATGACTATGGAACCGTTTGGCATGATACGGGTTCTGAGGCCAGCAGGATACCACTCCTTGACATAGCGCCTTCCTGCTTCCGAAAAGGAATCCTCTTCGGACATCACATCATCCAGAATGGCAACGTGAGCACCACGACCAGCTATCTGACTACGAACCCCCGCTGCATAGTATGTGCCGTTGTGGTTTGTCTTCCATTTGCCAGCAGCTCGCACATCACTGCGTAATTTAACACCACGGAATATTTCCTGAAATACTCCGTATTCACGATATCCCTGACGGACCTGCCGAAATCGCTGGATAACTGGTCACTATGAGAGACAGTCAGTATTTCGTGTTCAGGATGGCGACCAATATACCATGCAGGAAATAACTTGGAACATGTAACTGATTTAGAAGAACGAGGAGGTAAGAAGACCATAAGCCTTTTTATTTTACCTTCTTCCATAGCCTGAAGCTTCTGAGAAATTACTTTAATATGTTGCCCCATTTTCCAGTCAGAGACAAGGGTAGGAGCGACAAGACGCACAAAAGACAGAAAATCAGACTTACAAACAGTAAGTACAGTTTCTTCCAATAAGGCTGCTGTAGCGAGCAACCCCTCAAGTTTGTTAATGGACTGTGTGGTTTCCGTCTGCATAATCTTCCATAAATAAAGTTCTTAAAAGACTTAGGTTTGATATCACACAAGTAACTCCTTCTGCCATATAGGGACGCTTGAAAACAGCTGGCGAAGTAGCTATTCCAGTTATAATTTCTTCAATCATTCTGGACAGAAGCTCAGAGGCAGACAAAGAATCCAACTGAACAAAGGACTTTTCTAAAGTCCCTTTTTCAAGTTCAAGACATTTTTCAAGATTCTTTATACTATTTTTTATATCGCTCATAATGTTCCTACTAAGAGTAACTAAGAGTAACTAAGAGTAACTAAGAGTAACTAGAGTTATTAGAGTTTAATTATAAAAATAAAACTCTAAATAACTATAGAGTACTCTTTATAGTTATAAGAGTATATAGTACTTTAAAGGGCAATGTCAAGGGGTAAAGAGAAATATTTTTATATGTGATATTTATGCCACTATAGATAATATACTTAGGTGGCGATGAACTGGGTAGGTTTTGCTACTTTTATGTGTGGAAGGAATTCTTATTTTTTTTCGCGCGCCGGGGAATTTTTTTCCC